TTATGAGGGAAATACTCCTTCATACGTTTGTTAATGTTATTATAATATTCATCAGTATCAGAAACAACCCCTTGGCCGATTAACTGTTGATGAATAGACATCGCTGCACCAGTCATAACTTCATCTGTACCAAACCACGGATTCCTCGTCGCCCAATCAGTAGCTTTTTCACTGACTGGCGGTGGTGTTGTTAAAGATTCATCTGACTCTTCAGTTTTGTCTGTTTTTGCTTCTTCCGCTTTAGCTTTTTGTGACTCCAAAGAAACATTTACTTTTTCTTTTTCAACAGCTAGCTTAGCGATTGCAGCATTAGCTTCAGCTATTCTATCAGAATCTTGTGCATCAATAGCTTCTTTTAACAGTTTTTTTTGTTTATCTGTTTCAGAATCTACTCTTGCATCATATTCTTTAAGATAGTTGTTACTAGTTTCTTCTGATGTTTTTCTTAAATCAGAGAACTTTTTCTTGAGACCTTTCGCATACGTTAAAGCTGCTTGCTCTCTACGTTCTGCTTCTTTTCTCTGAAACACAAGTTCATTGATTCTTTTCTGATAATCAGAAGTTTTTTTAGTTAAGTTGTCAGACTCTGCTTTTTGAGCAGGTTTTTCAACTCTTTCTTCAGACTTTACTTCTCTCTCATTCTCAAATGTTTTATCATTTTCTTTTTCTTCATTTGGACTAGAAATGTCTGTATAGCCTAAATCAACATTCTCTTTTGGGAGATGTGTTGGATCAGGTTCTGCTTGTTGTTGATTAACATTGATGGTCTCTTCGTTTACACCATCAGTGTCTAAGTCCACCTCGTTTTGAGGTGTTTGGTTTTCATCCGCCATTTTTTCCTCCTAGTAAG